ATAACACCAAATGTTAATCCACGACAAAATGGAATGGGTGTAATTCCTAGTAGCGGCTATTCAGGTGCTGGACCAACCAATAGTGGTTCATCTGGAGCATCTGCATCTAGTACTGGTAATCGTTGGGGATTAGCAGAAACTGAACATGCTATTAATTCTGAACATGTTATTCACTTATCATTATCTGAAGGATTGGATAACAATTTTCCATTTGGAAATAGTTTATTAGAAAATGTATTTAAAGTATACAAACAAAAAGAATTATTAGAAGATGCAATTTTAATATATCGTATTCAAAGAGCACCAGAACGCAGAGTATTTCATATTGATGTTGGAAATATGCCAAGTCATTTAGCAATGGCATTTGTTGAGCGTGTTAAAAATGAAATACATCAAAGAAGAATACCAAGTCAAACTGGTGGTGGACAAAATGTAATAGATAGCGCATATAATCCCCTATGTCTTGATTTATCTACTAGAATACCATTATTAGACGGTAGAGTATTGACATTAAATGAATTAATAACTGAATTTGAACAAGGTAAAGAAAATTGGGCATATAGCTGTAATCCAGAAACAGGAAAAGTTGTACCTGGTGTTATTAATTGGGCTGGCGTCACTAGAAAAAATACCGAGGTTATACAATTAACTTTTGATAATGGTGAAACATTGATATGTACACCTGATCACAAAATACCAGTATTTGGTAAAGGTTTTGTAGAAGCGAAAGATTTGGCAGCCGATGACAGTTTAATTGCTTTTAATATTAGAGACAAATCGATATCCGGTGGTAAAACTAACAAGTATCAACAAGTATGGGATCATGAAACAAAAGCATGGATTTGGACACATAGAATGGTTGGTGAGTTTTTTAGAGAACGTGATAAACATCAAGAATTTACATATCTTGCAGAATATGTAAATTCTGCAAAATGTACTATTCATCATAAAGACAGTAATCGATTTAATAATGATCCAAGAAATCTAACATATATGAATAAAGAAGATCATATTTTATATCATTCTGTTCAGAAACATGATTTTTGGAAAAACATGAGTGATGAATATAGAAGTCAAATGACTGATAAAATTTCAAAATCATTAAAAAAATATTGGGCTGAGATGACTCCTGTTGAACGAACATCTGCACTATGGAATATTCGTAATGCACAACAGAAAGCAGTATGGATGAGACAAAATGACAGAGAAACAATGCAAAGATATAAATCTGCTGCTAGTGCATCTAGAAAACAATATATTAAAAATAACCCAGAATTTAAAAAAATTCTTGATAACAATCTTAAATCAAGAGTAAAAATTAAAAATCAAGAATTGAGTTTGACTTTTCCGATGTTACAACGAATAGCTGACAAGGTTAACGCTGGTTATACAAATAAAAATGAAGTTATTTCATTGTGTGATGATGACAATATATTGTTAGAAATGGTTAGGAAAGAGAATTCTACCAAAATGGAATACAAAAATGCACAATGTAAAATTGATTTTTCAAAATTTGGTTATAGTAAATTAGATCGACTTATTAACAAATTTGGTTATAAGAATTGGAAGACATTCGTTAAAAATATTGAAACTTTTAATCATAAAGTAGTGAAGATTGAAAAGATTTCAAATAGAGATACCGGTACTATAACAATCGACGGAACTGAATGCTGGCATGATTATCATACATTTGCAATCGAAAGTGGAATTTTTGTTAAAAATTCAATAAATGAAGATTACTTCTTCCCGATGACTGCGGATGGTCGTGGTAGTAAAGTTGATGTATTACCAGGTGGTACAAACCTTGGTGAAATTGATGATTTAAAATACTTTACCAACAAATTATTCCGTGGTTTACGTATACCAAGTTCTTACTTACCAACTGGTGCAGATGATAGTCAAGCATCATTTAATGATGGACGTGTTGGAACAGCATACATTCAAGAATTAAGATTTAACAAATACTGTGAAAGATTGCAAAATCTTATTACAGCTATATTTGATAATGAATTTAAATTGTTTATGAATTCACGTGGTGTAAATATTGATTCTAGTTTATTTGAATTGTCATTTAATCCGCCAATGAACTTTGCAAGTTCTCGACAAGCTGCAATGGATACTGAACGTATTAATACATTTAATACTATTCAGGGTATTCCATATATGAGTAAAAGATTTGCTATGAAACGTTTCTTGGGATTGAGTGATGATGAAATGGCAGAGAATGAACGTTTATGGGGTGAAGAATCAGGAAAAGGTCAACCAACACATACTGATGCGGCTGGTGAAATGCGAAGTGCTGGATTATCAGCTGCTGGTATTGAAGGTGATATGGGCATGGCTGGTGATTTAAGTGCACCAGACGGTATGGAAGGTGAAATGCCACCATCTGAAGCGGGTGCACCTGGTGTTGCGCCTGGAATGCCTGGTGGAATGCCAGGTTCTGCTCCACAAGTATAAATACATTATGATTTTACGAGAATTATTTTATATAGATCCAGATACTAGACAGGTTGCTAGTGAGTTACGTTACGAACCAAAACGTGATGAGACTACTATGCACCGTGGTGATACTAGAAAGTCACGACTAACTTTAGGTCAATTAAATGAACTTAGAAAAAGTAGTGAAGCTCATTTATTAGAGCAAGAAGCAGAATTGGATTTTATTCATGCAATGTATTCTACACCACCACCTACTGCATAAATTCACAAAAATAGCCTTTTTTGACTATTATAGCTACATATTTACTAAATAATGTAAATAAGATACAGCCTTGCATGTAATATTAACAGGAGAATTACTAATGACAGATCGCGCACAATTTGAAGCTATGCTTGAAGCTTTGATCAATGAAGATCAAGAAACAGCAAAAGAAATTTTTCACAACATTGTTGTTGGAAAATCACGTGAAATATATGAAGAATTATTAGAATCAGACTTCCCAGGTTCTGAAGAAGAAGAGGAAGAAGAAACTGATTCTGAAGAAGACGAAGAAGAATCAGATGAAGAAGATGATTCAGAAAATCCTTTTGGTGATGATGAAGAATCAGATGATGAAGAAGATGATTCAGAAAATCCATTTGGTGACGAAGAAGATGATGAAATGGGTGAAGGTGATTTAGAAGATCGCGTAATGGACCTTGAAGATGCATTAGAAGAATTAAAAGCTGAATTTGAAGAATTGTTAGCTGGTGAAGAAAATGAGCCAGAACATTCTGATATGTTTGGTGGTGAAGAAGAACCAGAATTTGGTGACGAAGAAGGTGAAGAAGATGAATTTGGCGCTGAGTTAGGTGCTGATGACCAAGAAGTTAAAGAAATTACAGTTAACCATAAATTTCCAAAAGATGAAATGGAAGCATTCATGGAATATGTAAACAAAGTTGCATTACCAAAACATGGTGACAATGGTGTTCAAACTAAATCAGTTATTGACAACATGAAAAATGACATGGGTGGTAAAGTAATTGGTCGTTCTTCAGATGAAACAAAAGGTGGATCAAATGGTGGATTGTTAAATCCAGCTACAAAACCACAAACTGGCGGTAACGTAAATGTACCTGGTGCTAAATCAGCTACAAAATTAAGTTCAGTTAGTAAAGGTCACGGTGCTGAGAAAAAAGGTACTGGTGAAAAATCAGTAAACGACACAAGTTTATTTAGAGGTAAATAAAATATGTTTCATCTCCGAGAAAACCTCAGTTTCAACGAAGCTAATATGATTGTTGAATCTGATGACAGAGACGGTAAAAACTTGTATATGAGTGGAATTTGCATTCAGGGAGGCATTCGCAATGCCAACCAACGAGTTTATCCTGTTAGTGAGATTAGCAAGGCTGTTAAGACCCTTAATGATCAGATTCAGAACGGTTATTCAGTTCTCGGAGAAGTAGATCATCCAGATGATCTAAAAATAAATTTGGACCGTGTATCCCATATGATAACTAATATGTGGATGGACGGACCAAATGGTTACGGCAAGCTTAAAATCTTGCCAACCCCTATGGGACAACTGATTAAAACAATGCTGGAAAGTGGAGTTAAATTGGGAGTGTCTTCTAGAGGTTCTGGAAACGTCAGCGGTGACGGTTCTAATGAAGTATCAGATTTTGAGATTATCACAGTAGATATGGTGGCCCAGCCATCCGCTCCAGGTGCTTACCCAACACCAATTT